TTAACTGGCCTTTTTCACCGGCGGAAGGTCAAAGGCTTTACGCAGTGCCCGGACAAACGCCTTGTCGTGGCAGATAGTTTTCCCCGGGCTGTCGGAGAGCTTCGCGACCGGCTTACCGTTACATTCCACCAGCTTTATCACGATGTTTAGCGGTTTAACCTGTGGAATGTCGCAGGTTAAACGCGTACCAATGCCGAAGCTCAGATTGACCCGCGAAGAGAAGTGGCGATAGAGATCGACGGCTTTTGCCAGATCGAGGTTATCGGAAAAGACCAGCACTTTACTCATGGGGTCGATCCCCAGCTTCTGGTAATGCGCGATGGCTTTTTCGCCCCACTCGACAGGGTCGCCGGAATCGTGGCGCAGCCCCTGGTAGCGGCTGGCAAACTCCGGGCCGAAATCGCGCAGGAAAGCGTCCATGGTAATGCAGTCGGTGAGGGCGATGCCGAGTTTGTCAGGATACTCTTCCAGCCAGGCTGCCAGCGCCGCGCGCTGGCTGTTGGCTAAACTGGGGCTGATTTGCTGATGCGCCTGGAACCATTCATGCGCCTGAGTGCCCATTGGCGTCAGATGAAGACGGCGAGCCAGATCGTAGTTGCTGGTACCGATAAACCACGGCTCCTGCTGCAGACGTTCGACGATGGCCTGCTGCACTTCACGCGAGAAGCGACGGCGGGTGCCGAAGTCCATCAGACGGAAGTGGCTGAGATCGAGGTCGGCGGTGAGTTGCGCAAAATCAGCCAGCTTGTGTTCGAGGGTTTCCAGCGCTAAATCGACGCTGATTTCCGGCGAGCGATAATGATGGACCAGCTCGCTAATCACCGCCAGCAGCGGAACTTCCCACATGATGACTTCACGCCATGGACCGGACAGGCGAATATTCAGCTTGCCGTTTTCATTGTTGACGGTGACCTGGCCCGGGTCATAACGGAAGTCGCGTAGCCAGTCGAGATAATCCTGGGAAAAGAACGGCAGGGTAGACAACCAGTGATATTCATCGTCCTGCAGCTTCAGGTCGCGCATGGTTTCAACCTGCTCGCGAATTGCGTCGGCGTAGATCCCGAGCAGATCGTCCCCGCGGCAGCGGAACTCCGCCGCAACGTGTACATCGCCGTAGCGGTGGAAGACAGCCTGCTGCATGTGCAGCTTGTAGGCGTCCGTATCGAGCAGCGAGTGCAGTACAGGAGAAGTGAATTGTGTCATGGTGCGCAGTAGCGTCCTCTCACTGGAGCGTTTCCATCAAAAACCGAAGCAGAAAAAAGGAGGCGGAGTATACCTTTATTACCCGACTCTGTCCCGCAGTGACGGTCGATGGCGACGCTGACGGTCATTTGCGAGGCCTAGTTTAATATATTGAACAGGGATCACACCACAAGCTTTGCACCGGGTCGAGCGCATTTCGTGCCTCTTGTGTTATCAATATGTAGCATGTTGGTATGTAACATAATGATATAACAATATATTATCCATTCATCACTTCATCATGGGGCAGGGATGGGGCAAAATCGGATAGTTTCTGGTTCAAAAGCGCCACCTGCTCCGTGTTTTTTTCCGCCATCCATTTTCCATAAACCTTGTAAACCATCTGTGCATCGGCATGACCCATTTGTGTGGCGATGAAGTTCGGGTTTGCTCCGGCTGACAGAGACCAGCAAGCATAAGTGTGTCTCGTCTGATAAGCGTTCCGGTGTCGAAGGCCGGCGCGCTTAATATGAGCATCCCAAATTTTCTTTATCGACCCGACTGCATAATGGTCACCTGCAAGGTAGTTTCGCCCGGTTAGTCGCGGATCAAACACAAACGTACATTCGTGCTTTTCCTTTCTCCCATACTCCCGTAGGTTTACTTCTACTTCATGCTGTTTACCAAACCTTGTCATCTCTGCCTGGCTGCGGAGTGCTTCTATTGCTGGTTCAATGAGGAAAACAACCCTGTTCGTTCCAGCTTTAGTTTTTGGCATGGTAAATTCATTTGTCGGCGTAAAGTTCCTCCTGATCATCATCGTTCCCGCTTTCAGGTCGATATCCTCCCAGGCCAGTGAAACCAGCTCTCCATGACGAATGCCGGTGTACACTGCCAGGGCCCAGATGTTCCTGATCTGAGTGTGCTTGCAGCTATCAAGAAGCCTCAAAAACTCATCTCTCGAAAGAGGGTCGGGATCTGGGCGACTTCTTGTCAAAGCTGATATACCGTTAAACGGGTTTTCTGCCGTGTACCCACTCGCTACAGCAAAACTGAACATTCCTGAAATAGTGGTCATATAGTTGTTAACAGTGGGTACCGTTCTTCCCTTTGATGGTTTATGCCCTTTTTTAGGCACTTTCCACCCGGTCAGAAGCTCCTTCCTGATAATCAGCAAATCCTCTCTGTTTACTGAGGAAATGAACCTGTCACCGCCAATCCTTGGCACCATGTTTTTGACAATGGACTCATAACCCACAAATCCGTTGCTGCTCATCTCAATACGTTTGAGCTCAAGCCATTTCTCAGCGATTTCGCTTACTGTTATTTCCTTTTTCTCAACCCCGAATTTTTTCAAGTTTTGAGACTCAGGAAACTGGCTGGCATAGTTGAAGTTTCCCATTTTGATTGCGAAACATACTGAGCTTCTTAGCTCGCCAGCTGTCTTTCTGTTTTTTGGTGTGTCAGGAACGCCAAGGTTTTCCCTAACCCTGACACCCTGATAAATGAACCATATGCGAAGCGATCCGCCATGGTTCTCAACGCCAGTTGGATATGACGGTTTAGCCATTCTTCCTCCCCAGCGCCCAAGAGCATGTTAAGAATATCGCTTTCAGCATGAATGAGCACCTGGCTGTTTCGACGACTGGCGCTCTATCCACTGATTTATCGCTTCCAGGTTATACATACATTGGCTGTTCGGGTTTGGATCACCATCAGGTGATACATGCATATATTCTCGGCCAACGAACCAGGAGTTCTTTCTGGCTCTTTCAATTGTTCCAGAACGAAGACCGGTAATTTCTGTGAGTTTTTTTTCTGTAACCCACTTGTTAGGTACCAGTTGAATTACGTCGCTCATAAGCTCTCCTGAATCAGGCCGCGCGCTGGGCGCGCAGCTTTTTAATATGCTCACTCTGCTCCAGTTCGGCGCGTATCTGGTGCGCCTCTTCGGGTGAGAGCGGTTCGAAGTCGGTATTAAATCTGTCAATGCTTGCCGTGTTGATCCGACCCTGACGCCAGTAGCGCACCGTCTGACTGTCGCTACTGTGGATTAACACCGGCCATCCGTGGCTGTCTGCGAATATCTGGCCGCGCTGAATAAGCTTGAACACCTGTCACCTCCGATGCTTTCCGCGTTCTTCAGCCTCTTCCTGACAGGAGGCGCAGCGCTGACATCCCGCCACCGCCTCCCGGCGCCGTTCTGGTATTCCTTCCCCGCAATCCACACAATGAGTAGCCGATACTGCGTTATGGTCGATGCGATACTTCGCTATAGCGGCTTCTCGCTGAAGCTCTGCCAATTCGTTGGCTTGGTCGATGATTTCGGCGCTCATGCTGCACCGCCTTCGCTCTTTTCAGCTTCAATCGCCATCTGCTCAAGCTTTCGTGAAAGCGCGGCAGACAGGGCCTGGAACTCTTCCTCTGTCGCTACGGGGATCGGAACAAAACGGATACCGATATGAGCGAGGCCATGTGCGGCTTCAAGGCATTTCCTTAAATCAACGGGAGAGGCTCTGTTCATGCCGCACGCTCCAGTTCTGCGAGCCCGCCACGCACCGCGTCAATGATGCGTTCGAGGTATTGATAATTGTGGTTTGGCACTGCCGGCCATTTTGCATACCACGGGTCATCACCAAGCAGCCCTGGCAACTTTTCACCGACGCGACAATCGCAGCAGTTCTCCTTCACATCCTCAGCGCTCTCTGCCTCCTCCCACATATCCCTGGCTTCATCAGCATCGATTTCATGCTGACGCCGGAGTTTGATGATTTCACCCTTTACGAATTCAAGGTTGGCGTCGTTATCATCATCAACCGTGCTCTGCAGTTGCGGGTCAAAATAGCCGATTAGATAGTCATTGCTGACACGCTTAATAAATTCCTGAACGGTGTCTCCGCCCATAGCAAACCAGGCACCGGTCCACGCCTTTCCGAAGCATGTGATGGTGATGCGGCCCTTCCCAGGCTCATAGTTTTCAATCATCACCCTGACAGGGTCGAGGCGTTCAACATCGAAAATGGTAAACCCCAGAACATCGATTTTTTCTACCTTCATGATTCCACTCCATACCGCCCATTCATGCGGCCAATAACACTGACAAATTTCACCAGGCTGACACCCATCGGCCGGACCTTCTCGTAGTGCTTGCGAAGGATGGGGGGGGCATACAGCGTTCCACTTCGGTTTAGGCTTTACGCTCATCGCTTTGGTTAGCTCTTCTGCGCAGCGACGAGCCTGGGCGCGGAGGGCGTTTTCTTTTTCTTCTGGCGTCATGCCGCCTCCCGATTCTTTTTAAGATGGGGTGCATTCGAAAGGAAAACGGCCTTTGCAAAGCCCAGCGGGGTAGCGCTGCGAATGTTGGCGCGCTCGTCGCTGGGCGGACATTCGTGAATGCGGTTGTCCGGATACCAGTCGTTCACCAACCCGGCAAAGGATGTTCCGGAGATGGCCTCGATCGCCTTTTTCTTCGGCATCATCCGGCCGCAGGCCAGCTTCACGGCGTCGATAGCCGCTTCTACCATCGGGTGTATATTCTCTCCCGGCGCCCTGAAGCCGTTACCCGTCCAGAGGCAGGTCTGCTTCGTGTAGTTGTCATCCGCGCACAGTCCAGTGAACTGGTACGGATGGAACGTGTAATCGGCCGAACCGAATATGCTGCTGAAAACGCTAACCGGGTTTTCGAATGCCCACGGGCAGCCGGCCGCCAAGCCAACCATCCTGCATTGCTCAGCGACCAGAGCGGCCTTGGCCTGGAAATGCGGGTCTTTGGCGCGCTTGGACTCGAACCAGCGGGAACCGGAAACAGCCACGTCCGTGCATGGCGGGAAGCCGATGACGGTGACGACGTTCTCAGAGCGGACGATCTGAGATAGCCGCGGCATCGCCTCAAGGATGGTTGCCGATATGCTCTCAACAGGACCATCGATCGAAGTTTCAGGGTGCTGCGGGTCCACCAGGACGGCGCGATAACCTGCTTCGACCCATGGCTCAGCCATGACGCCAGTGATATCACACAGGCAGATAATGGTTCCTTTGCTCATGCTTCCTCCAGAGTGCCGATCCGCTTTAACTCAGCCAGCGATACGGACGTGATGATGTGTCGCGGACTGATGAACGGTCGCCAGATAAACAGTAGCGAGCCTTTTGGGTTGCTCTGGCGCTTGCCTGTAACGGATGCCGGAACAAACTGGACGCGACCGCCGGTTATCAGCCTCAGTTCATCAGCTGACTGCATAGCCGAGATAAACCAGCCGGTAGAGATGTCAGCCGGCAACAGCATCACTACAGCCTGAGACTGCGCTCTGGATTGTTCGGCAGCCTTTTCCACCCATGGACCGATATCGGAATAGGGCGGGTTACACCAGATCGAGCCGTATGACGTCCAGTCGCTGTTCAGCGAGTCATCCAGCTCAGTGAGGTAATGAGCGCAAAGCGCATTACTCTCAGAGGCTGCAGCGTCCAGCCAGAAGCCAAATTCGCGATCGAGGGCATTGAAAATTTCAATCGGTGTTTGCCAGTAGTCACGTTCATTTTTTGGTGTTTTCGATCCGCCGAAATCAGTCATTGCGCACCTCTTTTCGTGTCCAGCTTCTCTGCAAGCCTCTGAGCTTTTAACGGGTTACTCACCACTTCACCCCAAGGCATTAGCCAGCCGCGGCGAATTACGGAGTACGTGAACTTCACTTTCCCTACGGTTATGGCGTCGCGGTGATGTTTCATTCTTCCTCCCCTGGGATTCGATAAATTTCCCCGCCAATCACTCCGTCACCCCAGTGCTCTACAGAGAGAAAAGGCATTACCTGCTGAAGTTCAGGTGCAGAGATGATCACTTCACACATCTCAAGAGCTGGCGCCCATCCCTCGTAATAAGGCTCGTGGTAATTGAGAGTTATTCCTGCAGTGTGTCCAAGCGCACCCCGCACGGTCTGCCAGCGGTGGAACGCGGTGATGTTATTCCGCGCATCCTTGCGCAGAATGGCCAGTATTGATTCAGCTGTGATTTTCATGACTGCCACCAACTGATACCTGCTTCAGCTCTTTCAGTCGAATACCGGTAACGTCTTTGCACTTCGTCTGATGCTCAGGAAAACCATGCAGGCTATTCCATGCCTTCCCGTAGCTACCCTGAAGAGCTTTTGGGTCATTCTCTGAGCTCGCGTAATTCGTGAACTCAGCAAGAATCTGGTCTGCATCAGCAGGTTTCACCTGGTGAGCTTCGTAATCCGGGTCAACGGTCGTCTCTTCGGTAGGAATGCAGAACGCCTGAAAAGCGGCATATTTATAAGCAATCGACATGGCTTTGTTCGTCGCTTTGTCGCCGCTGTCCATTGCTTCCCCGTAGGTGACAACAGTATGAAAACTTCCATCTTCTGTACTGACAAAGTCGAACTCAGCCCGGACGGTTACGTAAAACAGGGCACCACCACTTTTGCTGGTTCGCTCGCAGGATGACCGTTCAGTGCACCGCGGGAGGATCAGCAACTTGTGCTTCACCAGGGCGGGGGCCAGAGCGTTGTAAACGTCATCGATCCCACGGAATGCGTAGTTGACCTGGCTGCCTTGTTTTTTTCTTTGCTGATGCCTTTCTCTGCCAGCTCTCCGGCTACAGCGCTGATAGCGGCGTATACTTTTTTCTCCGTCATTGAAAATTCCCCGCAAACTCGTCCCAGTTGATTTCTGGGTTCAGGCGCTCAGCTGACAAATCAACCAGGCCTTCATTACCTTCATCAGGAGTGCTGATTGCTTCTGACATCAGCTGGATAAATGCATCGTCATCCCATTTTTCTGCTGCGCTCATGCTGCCCGCTCCCGGTGCGTAATTACGTACCCTTGTTCAGAAAGCCATTCCAGAATCACTGCGGTGTCCAGCTGTGGAAGCACGTCACGCGTATCAACCGTTCCGTCGAGTACAACACCGTCAAGCTCCAGCACCTGATCACGCTGCGTATTCAAGTAGCCATGTGCATGGTCGTATCTGAGTTTTAATTTCATGACGCACCTCAGTAACTGATCCCGGTACGCGGGATTTTTCCGTCTTTAATCGCGGTCAGAACTTCAATCGCCTGATCGCGGGTTAAGCTGGTATTGGCCTGCAGAGCTTTGACGATGTCAGTACCGACAGTCTTACGGTGCTTAACGTCGGCTTCCCGCCGCGCCTGCTCGTCAGCTTTGCGCTTCTCCTCTGCCAGTCGGGCCTGTTCTCGTTGCTCTGCCTCGCGGCGGATGCGATCGGCTTCTTCCTGAGCCTTGCGGCGCTCAGCTTCCACTGCTTCGAATTTTTCCCGTTCCGCCCGGGCGTCTGCTTCCTGCTTCTCGCGTGCCGCACGCTGCTCTGCTTCGATTCGTTGACGTTCAGCCAGCTCTGCGCGCGCTTTTTCTTCAGCTTCACGGCGTGCTGCGGCTTCCAGTTCAGCTTTGTGTTTATTTTCTGCATCCCGGCGGGCTTGCTCTGCCGCTTCCTGCTTCAGTCTCTCGTCACGCTCACGTTGAGCCTGCTCTGCCTGGATGCGCTGCTCTTCGCGGTCACGGTCGAAAGCGTCATTCATCAGCAAGGCCATTTCGTGGTCGGTTTCAATCTGTTTTTTCAGGGCCTCGAGTGCCGCTGTTTGCTCGGCTTCAATACGGCGGCGCTCTTCTTCTGCAGCCTTTTCCTCAGCAATGCGTGCCTGTTCAGCTTCCCACTCGGTCAGAGGGCGGCGCACTTCATCTTTCAGCGCATCGAGACGCTCACGAGCCACGCGGCGGCTTTCGTCGATCTGCTTTGGCAGCGCCTTCAACTCAGCGACCAGGTCTTTACCTGCGTTGTCTATGTAGGTTTTCGAGCGCGCCACCTTGTGAGCCATGGATGCGATGGCATCGCGGCCTTTTTTGGTGGTTACGTCCGGCACCAGGCTGCGGGCCTCTTTTTCGATCGCTTCGATAAGTGGGTCGAGCTGGTCGTTACTGGTGAATATGGCCATCGCATTGCTTTTCTCGATGACGACTAAATCTGTTATTTCGCTCATGGTTTCCCCTGAAATTTGGTTGTAAGAATCCCGGCGCGATAAAGGCCGCCTGATAGCTCAGTTAAATTCGTGCGCTGATATGCGCGGGTTAATGCGTCCCGGCGGGTACCAGGTTGGGCTCAACGCTTCGTGATGCGTATGGCCGGCGAATGTGGCGCAAATTGCCTTGTGGCTCGTGCCAGTAGCTGCCGTCGCGGTAGTCGAAGCTGACCAGCCATGCAGCGCCGGTGCGGTTATTGCGCATCATCACGGCGCGTCCGTTGTTTGGAATTGCTTTAGCCATTGAACACCCCCGTAACGTGCAGAATTTTGATAACCACCGCTGCCCAGATAACGACGCAGATCAGCAGGCAGTAAATCATTGAACGAATGCCGTTTCTGCTCATGCATCCTCCCGAGCCTTAAGCATTGCGTCGGCAACTAGGAATGCATCTCTTGCCACGCACTGCGCATGATTTTCATTTATGAGATCCCACATGCCATGGTTGGCCAGCATTCCCTGCATCGCCTTTGCTGCGAAGTAATCTCTCAGCGTCATGCCTTCTTCCTGATACTGAAGGACGTTGTTTTGACCGTCGTATTCCCACTGCTGACGTGGGAAAGCTTGTCCACCTGTTTCTTTGCTCATTTGCCACCCCAGCACTGAACGCTGACAGCTACGACTGCAACCAAAAACGGAACGACCTTTAACCAAAAATTACGCCATGCAGGCTTGTCTTCTTCGCGGATCATCTCTTCACCTTGCCTTATCGCCGGCTAGCGGAGCGTTGTTGCTAATGACCGGCGTTGCCGGTGTTGTTTGGATGAGTTGAATATACAAAATACAATCAATCTTGTAAACACATAAAATTGTATTTTGTTGTATTTGGCATTTAAATGTTTGTTATTATTGTTTTTATATTTGTTATTTGATGGTTTTTGGGGAGGGGATCTTGTGCTGAGGGCGAAAAAAAAGCCCGGCAGCGGGCTTTACAGAAGTGATGGTGGTTATTTTTGCAGGATTTTTATTGCGGAAGGGTTGAGCATAGAAGGGGGAAGACTGCGAAGATTATAAAGGTAAGTCATATAGCACCCGCAATCCTTGGGGATGGGTATGTCATTGAGGAAGCCATCAGATTCAGGCCTTATCAATTTTTTCTTTATCGCCCATGACCCCTTAATTGTATAGATCCGACCATCTCGCTCTGCATGCTCTTTGCAGCCTCTTGATCTCCATATAGCTGCAAGGGCATTGTTATCTATAGCATAAATATGATCAGCTGCATTCAGAAGCGTTTTCGCACTCTGAACTGAAGAGTCAACGCTTGCAGGTTCATACTGTTTTAATTTCTTTTTTGTAGCCTTTTTTTTATGCCAGAACAGGATAAATAAACAGCATGCAACCGCTAAGATTACCCCCAACAAAAAAGAGGAAATGATCATAAATACAATACCTTATATGCTAAAGTAAAACTGAATACCAAAAAACCCTTCCTATGATTTCAACGTCTTGCTCCATTGCCTCTTCGTCCTCTCGGTTGAAGCTGCGGATCACAAGAATTCCACCTGGCTTACGGTATAACTGCTTTATCCGCTTTAGCTTTTCATCTCCGGCCCCTGGTTGCGCGATAGCATATAATTTTCCATCAATAATCCGTTTGTTATTGGTATCTACTGCAACCGTTGTGCCGTCGGGGATAACTGGCTCCATGCTGTCTCCAGTCGCCGGGAAGCAGATGACGCCAGATCCATCGCTGTTAGCGCCTACTCTTCGTAAAGTGGCCTTGGAAAATCTCAACTTAAAACCATTATGATCATCGCTTTGAATGCGCCCATCTCCGCAAGCAAATTCAATATCTTTCAAAAAAGGTACTTCCACTTCACCGTCACTTAGTGGGGTATTTTTGTCCCATGAATCGACATGAGACCATTCTTTTTCGGGTGGAATCTCACTGATCATTTCATGCTCACCAGTTAAGAGCCAGCTTACGGAACACTTTAAAGCCGCTGCTAACTCCGGCAAGTATCTAGGGCGCTTCGTCCTTCCGTCTTCAAGTTGCTGTATAGCCTGCTGAGAGGTTTTAGCTAGTGAAGCCAGCTCCGCCTGCGTCAATGACAGTTCCGCACGCCTTAGTTTTACTCTGTCCGCAATATTCATATCCACCTCATAAACCGATCCCTCATGCTTACAAGAAACAAGGTATTTGACAAACAAGTTTGTTTGACAATAAAATACAAATAACCTTGTAAAGGAGGCACCATGGAAACTCTTTCTGACCGCGTTAAAAAACGCCGTAGTGAACTTAATTTGACCCAGGCCGGACTTGCTGAAATTTCTGGAACCAAACAGCAGACCATTCAGCAAGTTGAATCCGGATTAACAAAACGCCCACGCAAGCTCATTGAGCTAGCGACCGCCCTTCAGTGCGAGCCAAGCTGGCTTCTTTTCGGAGAGCAAGGGAATAAAACTAATGCCGCCTGACCGGCGGCCATTCCAAACAACACCATAGGGAGTATCACAAATGGGGACCTCAACAGCACGCAACAAAGTGGAGGCTCAGAGGATAGAGAGCTGGTTACACAGCCAGATATCAGAACTGGGCACAACGACAATCGCAAAAGTTGCCGGCGTCAATAAATCGACGGTGAGTCGGTGGCGGGAAAGTTTGCTACCGAACATGTCGCTGCTGCTGGCCATCCTGATTTCTCATCGTAAGTCCGAAGAAGGGCAGATGGAGGCTTGATGAACCACATCGAATTCATTGAGAAGAACGTCCGCGAAGAGCTGATGCGCCAGGGATTCACTCAGGCAGTGGCTCAGGGGGGGGCATACCAGGCGGTCGATATGTACAAGCGCATGTCGCAGGCCAGTCGCAAGGGGAGGATTTTTGATGATGTTTTACGCCACGCAAAGCTGTGGGCAGAGAAACAAACGCTGCCGTCAGACAAGTTTGAAAAGAAAAGGGCAAAGCCTGTTAAGCAGCAGGGGTTGTTCTGAAAAAGGCGAAAGCCGCGGTGCGCGAACACCAACGGCTTTCAGGCGAATTAACTGGATCAATTCACAGGAGTAATTATGCCTAAGAGCAACAGATTTTACCAGGTCCAAACACACAAAAACGTTACTCGTGACCGATTTGTCCGTTCGGTAAATCCGGTGGTGGCTGAAAAGATGCGCGCCATCCTGGAAGATCTGAAGCGGAAGGAGGAAGGCCGTGAGTAACGTTCTTCGCATATCCGATTTTAGAGGGTCTCAGAAGCCCATGGAGAAACCTCAGCCATCCGGGCAGGGGTTGGTATTCCTGCACCGAAAAGTAAGGGAGCTGCCGTTCTACAAGAGCGACAGTGAGGCCGTCCATTTGTGGATCCATCTCATCATGGAAGTGAATTCAGCTGACGGTATGGTCACCACTGAGTTTGGCGAATACCCGGTAGGGCGTGGCCAGGTCATCACCGGGCGCCATACGCTTTCGAAAGACACCGGCATAACCCCTGATCGGGTAAAATACCTGCTGAATAAGTTCACCAAAATGGGGATGGTCACCACCCTGGCAAACAAAAAATTCACCCTCTTAACCGTCACCAAATATGACGATTATCAGCAGTTTTTTGTGCCAACAGAATGCCAACAGATTGCCAACGCAAACCCAGTAACCACGCTGCATGCGCGGGAGGTTGTGCCAACAGAATGCCAACAGAGTGCCACAAACAATATATTAAATAATATCTCTTCTACTGACGTAGAAGAGAGTGCATCAGCATCACAAAAACCTGAACAAAAAAAACCGTCTCTCAGTTGTGAGCAGGTTGTTGAGGTTTACCACCAGGTTCTGCCAGAAGCGCAAGGCATCAGGATCCTCACTGACAAGCGCCGTAACCTGATCCGCTCGTTCTGGCAGAAGGCCAATAAAATCACCCGTCAGCTCGATGGCCATGGCTTCACCCTGGAAGACTGGGAGTCCTACCTGAGTTACATCGCCAGTAACTGCCGCTGGATGCTGGAGAATCGCCCTGACCAGCGCACCGGTAAGACCTGGCGCCGTAAGTCACTCGAATACTTCCTGAACGTCGACGTTTATGCCAAAACACGCGAGGGGGCCTGTGATGACCTCTGAATTCCTCACCCCTCCGAGCAGTATCGAAGCAGAGCAAAGCGTTCTGGGCGGCCTTCTCCTGGATGACGACAGCAGCGAACGCACTCAGAAGGTTCTGTCGATCCTCAAGCCCGAATCATTTTACTCGCGCCCGCACCAGGTGATTTTTGCCGAAATGCGGCAGATGTACCGGGACCAGAAGCCGGTGGACCTGCTGACCCTGTTTGATGCCCTGGAAAGCAAGTCTCTGACGGAATCGGTAGGGGGATTTGCATACCTTGCTGAACTGTCAAAAAACACGCCAAGCGCGGCGAACATCGTGGCCTATGCAATGCGCGTCCGCGAGACAGCAATGGAACGCTACGGCATCGAAAAAACCACGAAGGCGATCGAGCTGCTTTATGCCCGCAACGGCATGACGGCAGAACAGAAATTTGACGCTATTCAGGGGCTGTTTACCGAGATAAATGAGCACGTCAAAACTGGCCGTAAAACCGGTCTGCGCACGTTTTATGACGCGGTGAAGGACTGGTCAAATGAGTTTGACGATCGAATGAAACCTGACGGTCGTTCCCGAGGGTTGTCTACCGGGATCCGCTCGCTTGATGAATTGCTCGGGGTTAAGCGCATTGTGCGCGGTAGCCTGTTCGTCATCGGCGCCCGCCCGAAAATGGGGAAAACCACGCTCTACACCCAGATGGGTGTCAACTGCGCCACGGTGGAAAACGAACCGGCCCTGATGTTCTCCCTTGAAATGCCGGAAGGCCAGATGGTGGAGAAAATCACAGCCCAGAAGGGGCACATCTCGCCCAACCTGTTTTACCCCGACATGACGAAGGACGACTACGGGTATCACGGTGACTGGAATAGCGATCTGCAAAAGGCTACCGGTGTAATGGGTGCCCTGATTGACACTAACAACCTCCTGATCGACGACACCCCGGGTATTTCGCTGGCGCATGTCATGGCTGAGTCTCGGCGCATCAAGCGCGAGCGCGGCAAGGTCGGGATGATCCTCGTCGATTACCTGACGCTGATGACTGCCGATAAGGCCGAGCGAAACGACCTGGCCTATGGGCTTATCACCAAAGGCCTGAAGACCCTGGCGAAGGAACTGGATTGTGTTGTCGTTCTCCTGACTCAGCTCAACCGGGATCTGGAAAAGCGAACCAATAAACGCCCGCTGCCGAGCGACTCCCGAGACACCGGCCAGATCGAGCAGGATTGCGACTACTGGCTGGCCATCTACCGGGAAGGCGCCTACGACGAGAACGCAAACCAGAGTGACACAGAGTTGCTGCTGCGCCTGAACAGGCATGGCGAGACAGGTGTTGTCTATTGCGAGCAACGGCATGGTGCGATTTATGACTGCGACCAGGAGGCTGCCAGTCAGCGCCGGCGCGAGAAAGAAGAGAAACCTACCAAGCGGGGTGGATTTTGATGAAAAAGAACTCTGGCAAACAAGCCGTTATCAACTTTATCGGTATGCATCCGGGCTGCAACTTTCAGGATATCCGCCGCGGCACCGGGCTCGATTCGTCGGTGGTCAATTCAGCACTCTGGCAGATGAACAAAGACGGTCAGGTTAAGCGAGAAGGGGAGTGCAGAAGCTACCGCTACACCCTGACAGATCCGACAACGGTAACTGAGGCATCAGACCTCCAGTTTATGAAGCGTCCGGGTGGCGCAAACCCAATGACAAACCTGTTTAACCAGTGCCTGGCGGGAGTGAGAAAATGAACATCGAAACTGTAAACGAGCTCATCCAGTCGCTGGAGTCGGCGGGCGAGCTGTCGATCAGAGAGCAGAAGTTCCTGAAGCTGGCGAAAGCGTTTAAGCAGATGGCTGCGGAGAATGTGGTTCAGAAGGAAAGCCGCAATAATTTGGCTGAATTCATCCATGAAGAACTTGATGCTGATTACCCGCTGAATATGAATCTGGAAACCCCTGCCACCGATAGCATCGTAGCCGGGATTAAGGCTGATGGGGTGGAGGAGTTCGCAGCAAAACTTCGAATTCCTGGTGATGACCCATTCCTTGACGCTGTCGCAGAGGGGGTTGCGGGTGCTGCTGACGACTACGCCAAGAAGATGCGCGAGGGGGCCAAATGAGCGACAACACAAAAGCGCTGAACTACGACCCATCAGACCCGGACAAGATGAATCTCCCGGCAGGCGCTACCTGTGGTAACTGTCATCACATCCGACGCTGCAAAGCTATTTTCGGACACACCGAAACTGACACTTATTGCGACTGGTCGCCATCCCGCTTTGTTATGGCGCAAACATCAAATTTGCTGCGCGAGGGGGCCAAATGAGCAATACAGCAAAACTTCAACTCGGATTTTCCCCGCTGAGCAAGACCATCACCCTCGCGAAAATGCGAGACGTAGAAGGCGGAAGGCTGCGCGTTGGCAATGACCGCGGGCGCGACGTAACCAATGAAGCTGCACAACTCGTGTGGCAGTTGGTTATGGCTGAGGGCGGTGAGATTGCATGGGATTTGGAGGACGGCAGCAGAATGGTGTTGAGCGCGAAAAAACAGGAGCGTGCCGCATGACAACTGATATCACCGAACTGGCGCTACTCGTCAGCAAAGCAAAAGCATCTGTATTTACCCTGGAATATATCTCGCAGTTTGACCCTGCTGATATTGATTCCGATGACGTTGATTTGCGGTTTGAGGTGGATGGTAGAGATACCGGCACCAACGTTTCTATCGTCGATGAGTGCGGACAGGCAGCCAAAGTCATCCTCGCGCTGGTAGAGGTGCTGGAGAAGGCGCAGCAGCGCATCGAGGAACTTGAGTCTGATCTGTCTGAATGGACGGACTGCAAGCACGATGGGGCCACTTATTACGACATGAGTGGCCGTGAGCGCTGCGGAAAATGTGGGGGCGACTTATGAAACCTGCAAAATTTACACCTGTAGTCGTCGCACCAGTAACTGTTGAAACAGTACGTGAGCGACTTTCGTACCTGGAAGGCTTGAACGCCAAAGGTGCTGGCACCGCAGTAAAGTCGCAGCAATTTGAAATAGCTTGCCTGCGGGAATTGCTGGCACGTCTGGAGTCCCGCACCGCTGCCGCCGCTGACGTACTGGCTGAGCGTAAGCGGCAGGTTACAGCTGAGGGGTGGACACCAGGACATGATGATGAATATGAACATGGCGAATTAGCCGATGCGGCCGGGTGCTATGCGCTTTCTTCTGAGCTGTTCGATTGTGCCGGTGAACCGCCCAGGCCGTGGCCGTGGCCAGATGAATGGTGGAAGCCAACCAGTCGCCGCCGTGACCTGGTAAAAGCTGGTGCGCTTATTCTGGCTGAGATTGAGCGTATCGACCGAGCCGGTTCTGGTAGGGAAGGCAAAAATCAGCCGGGTATGGTTGTAGCGGTACATATCGATGCTGGCGACTTCGTGAAATTCAGAGGTCAGGTGTATGAGGTGAAGGAAACCGACTTTGACGATCACGACGTTACGTTATGGTTCGTTTGTGGTGAAGCGCTGAAATGTGCAGCGGGTTGCCAGATAGAAGTGGTTTCTGCTCCGGGGGAGACTGAGTGATGTGGATTTTATTTGTTTGGTTAAGCGGTACCTATTCCGTGAGTTTGTCTGATGCTGTACAGCCCACGCTGACCTCCATGAACCAGGAATTCAACTCTGAAAGCGCATGCCGAGCAGCATTTGTGAAAATTAAAGAGGTTAACAACGGTGAGCTCATGCTGCGTGGCGTATGTGCTCCAAAGGGGGATGCGGACTGATGGCAAAATTAACCAAAAAAGAGCAGGCCTGGGTAGATGAGGTTAACGCGGTGTTCGCGCGGTGCCCGTCGCCGAAGAAAATCGGCTTTTACACTATCGGCGACCCGTCAATCGCGCTATACGACCTGCGCAGGCTAGATGAGGTAATGGCAATGCTGGATGGCCGCAACTCATCTGACTGGTGTACCGCCGTTCAAAAAATCGGTGCGGGCTTTGATGAAACCATTGATTTTCCTTCCGCCGTCGAAAGCACAGCAGGATAAGGAGCCAACCAATGACCAGCAAATTAACCAGGGACATCATTCAAAGCGAAATTGCCGACTTCTTTGCCGGTGTCGTGGAAATTCACACAGAGTTAGGCGGCCCGAACTCCGTAGAAGAGGCGCAGAACCAGCTAACAGAGCGCGTGCTTGCCTGCGTGCCAGCGGTGGACAGCGAGCCGGTATTTTTCATTGAGGTAGAGGGAGACGACTGGATAAACGCGGGGAGGATTGAAGGGAAAAATCGCCAGGATTTAGGTCTGCTACCGGACGGGATTAATTACCTCTATGCCGCCCCGCAGCCAGCGCCGGTAGTGCCGCCAATGCAGCACTGGGAGGAATTATGCCGTCAGTATCCAGACATGAGTATTCGTGATGCCATTATCCGTGCCGCTTGGTGGAATCACTGCCGCGCCGCCATGCTCCAGGCTGGCAACTCTCCGGCGCATTCTGGACTCCGCCCGGAGCAAATAGGCGTCTCTCCGGCGCAAGACCATGGATGGATTCCGGTAAGCGAGCGGATGCCAACAAAGCAGGAGGGTTCTGTGTTTCTGACATGGAATGGCCAGTACATCGGTAAAGAATTATTTCTGATGGGTTCTTTCCAGTGTCTCAAGCCGGAAATTATCACGCACTGGATGCCGCTGCCAGCAGTGCCGCAGGAGGCAAAGTGACTATAGCCATCGATCGACTTAAAGAAGTTACAAGGGTCTTTGGCCGCAGGCATATCGCTTACCAGATGGCTAGAGAGTTGCTGGAGATATATCGAGGTAACGGCCCAGTGGTCTGGAATGCCATGGAAGATTTTCCTCCTGAAGTGAATGGTAAATATCTTGTCATTACCAGCTACGGGGATATCAGAACAGCTTGCTATGACCATGAGTCAGGGGAATGGCGGGCGTCAGATGGCATTATTACCCGCATTATCAAGTGGATTGATTTGCCAGCCGCCCAGCAGGAGGTGAAAGGTGAGTAACTTGCGCGATGAAATCAGAACCTTCGACCTTGACCAATTGCGCTCTCTTCGCGAGTTCGTGGGAGACCTCATAGCCAGAAGAGAAAACGAGCCACGCAGAACGGTATGGCGTGTCTGCTCTGACGGTATTTGCTACGGTAATTTTAGGGAAGATGAATACCTCAAAGCCGTCGCGTTTCTTATGGAAAAGGCGATCGAGATTGACGCGGACCCGACATCGGACAGGCGGGACAGGCGCATGGAGATTTTATCTAATCGGGTTATCGAGTCTGAATATGAGGGATGGTTTGATGCCTAAATCCCCCGCAGAACGCAAAGCCGCTCAGGGGGGGGGCGATTGTTTGTGATTGGAATCATAAAACAATAAACATATGTCACGTTATTTAGTGACATTTTAAAAAGGTAGGGTATTATGTATTCAACGAAACAAAATACCCTAATCTCTGGAGAAAAAAATGGCGACTATCACAATCTCTCACGAAGTATCAGATGAAAAAATCGAAGCTATTCAGGCTATGCTTTCCCAAGAAGAAATCAACAACGTAAATTTTAACGGAGAAGATTTCACTATCGAGCGCGGCGATTTTACCAGCATTGACAGCGATGATGCCGAATACGCGGTTTTGCTGGGTAAGATTCAGGATATCATTCTCGGGTACAACTGATGAGGCTCGCTGAGTACATTGCTAAGCACTATGGCGGCAATCAAGCCGCCTTTGCTCGTTCTGTCGATAAACCACGGCAGCGTGTTAAAGAGTGGGTCAATGCTGGCAACTGGTACGTCTATGAAGGTTACCTGTGCCAGCGAAAAATAAAGCTCTGTGATATCGAGATGGCAGAACAGAACACCAAAAAATAGCCTATGCTCATTTTGCAATTTGGGATTTAGCCCGTCATAATTCCCCTGTCAGCCTGAGCAACTGACACTAATGACCGGCGCCAAGTGGGGACACATGGCGCACAAAACCTTAAAGCAATTCCTGTCACCGATGGCACATGCCACCGGCGATTTTCTGCATTCAGCGTTTGACCTCTGCGGAGGTGAAGCGTGAAACAGCAATTCCACCTCGTCAACGATGCTATCAAACAGAACGCCATCAATTTCGTTCGAGAATTGCCAGTCGATGCAAAGCGTCCTCTGATTCTCGATATCAAGGAGATGACGCGCACTCTCGAACAAAACAAGAAAATGTGGCCGCTCCTGAAAGACCTATCAGATCAGGTTGTCTGGTTCGGTAACAAATACGACTCCGACGACTGGAAAGACCTCATTACTGCCCTGGTGGCCAAGTCGAAAAAACAAGAGCAGCGCATGGCTCCCGGGCTGGATGGCGGCGTTGTGATGTTCGGTCAGCGTACTAGCAAAATGACAGTGCGTCAGATGGTCGAAGTCATCGAGGCTATCTACTGGTTCGGTACCCAACAGGGCGTCAAGTTCAGTGAAAAGTCCCGCATTGAAATCGAATGGGCCAAGCGCTGGGGAGAATCCCATGCATAGTCCCCTCGCCAAAGTAATTGAGCGCTCAATCTTCCGCATTCCTGCTCGCCGCAAGCGCAAGGTCGATGTTAAGCCGTCTGACATCCCGACGCTGAAAGACTATACCGCCCGCCTGGTCGAGAAGAAGTGGCTCTGCCTGAGAGCAAGGAGGGGTCATGCTTAACCGAACTCAGCGCCGGTGCAAAATCTGCCGGGCGAAGTTTACTCCAGCATTTGAGAATCAGCGCTGGTGCTGCCCTGAGCATGGCGCAGAATTTGCCATGCAGGAACTTGAGAAGAAGCGCGAGAAGCAGGCCCAGGCGAAAGCGAAAAAAGAGCGTGCAGCCTGGCGCAAGCGCAAAGCCGCGGTGAAACCTCTCCGTCACTGGGAAGATATGACCCAGCGCGTCGTCAACGACTATATCCGCGAACGTGACCATGATTTGCCGTGCATCAGCTGCGGCACGTTCGATACGGTTCAGTGGGAGGCCGGGCATTACCGCTCCCGCGGGAAAGCGTCCCACCTGCGCTACATCGAGGACAATATCAATAAACAGTGCCATCACTGCAATGTCCAACTGTCCGGCAATCAGCAGCAATACCGCATCGGCCTGGTAGCGAAAATCGGCGATGAACGCGTCGAGGCTCTCGAAAATAACAACACCCCTCACCGATACACCATCGAAGAACTGGAAGGCATCAGGCGCCATTACAGCGCGATTCGTCGTGCGCTCATAAAACAACGGGAGGCAGCATGAACCAGGACGTAATCGAACGCATCCGCGACCGCTGGCAAAAGCTCCGCCTCTGCCGTCACCGCGGCACAGTGATGACCGACTACCGAATCCTGAGAAATTACATTCGCATCTATCAGACCCTGGGAGAGACAGCATGAACACACAATACCTCCAATACGTTCGTGAGCAGCTGATAGTAGCTACCGCCGATCTGAGCGGCGCGACGAAAGGACAACTGGTAGCCTTTGCGGAAAACGCGATGTTTGAGGCTACGCCACGAAGCCGCGGGCGTAAGAAGGTGTATGACCCCCAGAAGAAGAGAATGGTCAACCCTGACAGCCCACCAATGACCGGCAGCCAGTCTCGCGCAAAAGGCTCAGCAATCGCCCTGGTGCTTCCAGTCGAATACTCAACGGCATCATGGCGCCGGGCGCTGCTGTCGCTCGATGAGCATCAGAAAGCCTGGCTGCTCTGGAACTACAGCGAGAATATCCGCTGGGAGTACCAGGAGACGATAACCCGGTGGGCGTGGGAACAGTTCAGCGCGCAGATGGCCGGCATGCGCATTGCAAAGAAAACAGTCGATCGCCTGCGTCAGCTTATCTGGCTGGCTGCACAGGATGTCAAAGCCGAACTGGCAGGGCGTGAGATGTACGAATACCAGAAACTGGCGGGGTTGGCTGGCGTCGCAAAATCCACATGGACAGAAACATATCTGCCTCATTGGCTGGCGTTGCGCAGCAGTTTTGTGAAGCTTGACAGCGATGCTCTCATATCAGTAACGCGATCACGTTCACAACAAAAGGCGACAAATTTAGATGCAAGTCTTGCAAAACCGAACTGAAAGGCATATATTTCATGTAAATCTGATATCGTCGCCATAGCTTCGATTGTCGACCAAATTAAGAGCCTCGCCATCGTGCGGGGCTTTTTCATTTGTGGTGAGAGAACATATCGGTTAATACCGGCCAATAACGTAGCGATGTGTAAGCGTTGATTGACGTTAAGCGAGAGATGGGCGCTCGCCACCACATGCCAGACCCAGCCAGGGTATCTTCGGCCATAGAGCCGCATTGTTCGACCCTCGATATCTTTTGCCAGCCTTATCGCTGGCTTTTCTATTTCAGGCTCACGGGAATCATCCTCGACGCATGTTGTTGTTAATCCAGCCCGTGAAGCCTGACCTTTTCAAACACACATAGCACCCGCAAACAACGCGAGGTGAGAGCATGCAACGCATGGATAAAATCAGAGAATGGCTCAGTTATTGGGTTGGAGGCTTAACGACCATGGGTGGCGTTCTTTCCCTGAACGACTGGGCAATCATCATCGGTATCGTCTGTACCATTGGCACTTTCGGGGTGAACTGGTACTACAAGCGCAAAGAGCGCGAGGATAGATTAAATGGCAATGTCACCAGCGCTCAGAAATAGCATTATCGGAGCCCTGGGTACGGGCGCCATTGGTATCGCTACCGTCATGGTATCCGGCAAAGTTGGTCTTGAGGGCCGAGAGTACACTGCCTATCGCGACATCGTTGGTGTTGCCACCGTCTGCGATGGCCACACTGGTTCAGACATTGTCTGGGGTAAGCGGTACACAGACAAAGAATGTGACGCTCTAACCCGGCGCGATATACAGCGCATTGCCGCGCAGGTCGATCCGCATATCAAAGTGCCGACCACGGAAACCCAGCGCGCAGCAATTTACTCATTTGCCTATAACGTCGGCGCCACTGCAGCCATTAACTCCACACTGCTGAAAAAGCTTAATGCCCGCGACTATGCCGGTGCATGTGCAGAGCTAAAGCGTTGGGTATATGCCGGCGGTCAGAAGTGGAAAGGGCTGGTTAATCGCCGTGATGTTGAGTATCAGGTATGCACCTGGAGCCAGAAATGAGTCGCTTAACCGCCATTATCAGTGCAGTAGTTATCTGTCTCATAGTCAGCCTCGCCTGGCTGGTCAGTCACTACCACAGCAACGCCACCGAGTTCAAAAGGCAGCGCGACGAGAAGGTGAAGGCGCTAAATCTGGCGAACGAGACCATCACCGACATGGAGACCCGCCAGCGTGACGTCGCAGCGCTCGATGCCAAATACACGAAGGAATTAGCCGATGCAAAAGCTGAAAATGATGCTCTGCAGCGCAAGCTTGATAATGGTGGTCGGGTGCTCGTCAAAGGAAAGTGTCCAGTGTCAGCCGCAACCCAAACCGCCGGCGCCGCCAGCATGGGCGATGATGCCACCGTCGAACTCTCTTCAGTTGCTGGACGAAACGTTCTCGGTATCCGGTCTGGAATCATCAGCGACCAGACAGCCCTGAGAGCACTGCAGGAATACATCACCACGCAGTGCCTGAAGTAGGGCATTACAGAGCCACTTCCAGAGGTGGCTCGATAATGTCACAACGAGGTAAGGACTATGGCAAAACCGGACTGGGGAGCACTGCAACACCAGTTCCTCGCCGAGCATGCCAAAACAGGAATATCCCCGAAAGACTGGTGCGCAGCGCAGGGACTGAATTACTCATCTGCGAAACGCTATATCAAAGCAACGACATACGGTGCGAATTCGCAAAAAAAAAGTGCGAATAAATCTGCGAATTCGCAGAAGGAGAAAGGCGGGGCCGGTAAAAACGGGAAGGTGAAAAAAAACCAGCCCGACACAGGCGCCAGCTCAAAATCTCCAGAAACGAAACCGATACGCGGATCGCGCACCGCGCCGCCGACTAACGCCTTCCTGCCAGGCAACCAGAATGCATTAAAGCACGGAGGCTACGGCCGCCGGATGCTGCTCTCTGACGCCATCACCGAAGATGCCCAGATGCTCACGCTCGACGATGAGCTTTTCTGGCTGCGCGCGGCGAGCCTGACAGCGGCAGAGAATATAGGGCGCTGGCAGACAGAGCTGGAGACAGCCGACAGCGATCAGGCCAAAGATCTGCACGACCTTATCTCTCAGGCGCAGAAAGCCATGCATCGCAACACTGCGCGCATTGAGTCGCTGGAGTACACCAAAGCGGCAATCATTAAACAGCGCGTCGATGCTGCTTACCGCGAAGCTGCGACCGAAAAGGTTGAGCTCGAAATCGACGTGATGAAAGACGGCGACAAGGATAACGCTATCGTCGTGCATAACTCGCTGCCGATACCGGGAAGATAAATCATGGCCGACATTTACCTACCCACGCTACACAACGGGCAGTTAACGGTCTGGTCTGACTCATGGGACCACCAGTTGAATGCGGTTCGATGCGGTCGGCGATGGGGTAAAACCTTCATGCTGTCGAGCGCTGCTGTGACCTACGCAACGTCACCGTTCCGTCGCCCGGGTATGGACATCGAGCTAGGCGGCCGGGTTGGTATCTTCACCGCCGAGTATCGTCAGTACCAGGAGATTTACGACAAGCTCGAAGAAATCCTGCTACCGCTGAAAAAGAGCTTCAGCCGCCAGGAGAAGCGTCTGCTGCTGAAGAACGGCGGGAAGATCGACTTCTGGGTAACCAACGACAACAAACTGGCCGGCCGTGGCCGTGAGTACGAAATCATCCTGATCGATGAGGCGGCGTTTACCAAGTCGCCGGAGATGCTGAAGGAAATCTGGCCTAAATCGATTAAACCGACGCTGCTGACGACCAAAGGACGGGCCTACGTATTTTCAACGCCTGATGGTGTCGATGAGGAAAACTTCTTTTACGCCATCTGCAACAACAAGTCCCTGGGCTTCGTTGAGCACCATGCACCGACATCTTCCAACCCGTTCGTTCCTCCGGAGGAGCTGGAGAAAGAGCGGGCGAACAACGATCCACGCGTATTCCGCCAGGAGTTCATGGCCGAGTTCGTAGACTGGTCTGCAGCCTCCTTATTCGACGTCCGTAAGTGGTTCGAGGGTGAAAACCAGGATCAGCCTGTCGATTTCCCTGAAATGTGTCAGGCGGTCTTTGCTGTTATGGACACCGCCGTTAAGGGTGGCACTGAGCACGACGGCACGGCGGTTGTTTACTACGCGGTCGATACCCGGCCCGGTCGTATGCGCCTGACGATACTCGACTGGGACGTAGTGCAAATAGATGGCGCGTTGCTGGAAAGCTGGATGCCATCAGTATTTGACCGCCTAAATGAGTTATCAGGGCAGTGCGTAGCCGTTAATGGCAGCCTTGGCGTGTTTATCGAGGATGCCAGCATGGGCAGCATTCTGTTGCAAAAAGGCGAAAGCCTGGGATGGCCGGTCAACAAAATTGAGTCCGCCCTGACCAGCAAAGGAAAGGACGAGCGCGCCATTATGGCATCCGGTTATCACTACCGCGGCCTGGCGAAAATATCCCGATACGCCTACGAGAAGACCGCCGTTTTCAAAGGCGAAACAGCAAACCATCTGCATAAGCAGGTTTCCCGATTCCACCTTGCTGATAAGAAAGCGCATAAGCGCGCCGACGATTTGCTGGATGATTACACCTACGGGCTGATCATCGCGTTCGGTAGCGGAGACGCAATCTGACGAGAGAACCAATGAACGAAGACGATTTCGAAATCGGCAGCTGCTCTCACTCAGAGTTGATGGCATTGCTGGACAGTGACGATATCCAGCCGGGAACGTCGGCAGGATACCAGACCTGCAAAACGGTTTATCTATTCCATCCGCTGGGCGGAAAGATGGTAGATCGCCCAATCAAGATGGCTATGAACGAGCCGCGCACCGTGCACGTGGCTCAGTCGTATGGCCTTGAGCAGCGACTGCGTGACGCGTTCGAGCGCGAATGGAAGGCTATAGGTGCTAACCAGCACATCGCCAACGCCGCGCGCATCGCCAGGATTTACGGAGTATCAGCGATCGCAATGCTCGTGGATAACCAGGAGCCTAACGAGTCGCTGGACTATCGCACTCTGTATAAGCACAACGTCAGTTTTAACATTCTCGACCCGCTCAACACTGCGGGAAGTATTGTACTGAATCAGGACCCTAATGCTCAGGACTTCCAGAAAGTTGACGGAATCCGGGTGGCGGGCAAGCCGTATCACAAATCGCGCTGTGTCGTCGTGCAGAACGAAGACCCGATTTATCTCGCGTATAACCCGGCGGCGTTCGGCTTCTCCGGTCGTAGCGTTTACCAGCGCGCGCTTTATCCGCTGAAATCTTTCATCCAGACCATGCGCACCGACGACATGGTTGCGGTGAAAGGCGGCCTGCTGGTGACGAAAATCAAGGGTCCAAGCTCCGTCGTCAACAACATGATGCTGAAGCTCAGCGGCATTAAACGCATGATGTTGAAGCGCGGGAAGACCGGAGAGGTCCTGCAGATCGGCGAGAACGACAATATCGAGTCAATCGACCTGAGCAATCTGGAGAAGCCTCTCGACTCTGCGCGTAAACACATCCTGGAAAACGTGGCCGCAGCCGCCGACATGCCAGCGATCATCCTCAACTCTGAGACATTCGCTCAGGGCTTCGGTGAAGGCACTGAAGATGCCCGAGCCGTCGCGGTGTACATCGACAACATTCGGGAATGGCTTGATCCGTTGTATGCGTTCTTCATCCGAGTGTGCCAGTACCGAGCCTGGAGCATTGAATTCTTCCAGTCTCTGCGAGCCGACTTCCCGGAGCTGAAAAACACCTACAGCGTGTATTTCGCGAGCTGGATAAATAACTTCGAATATCGCTGGCCACCATCCCTGAAGGAGCCGGATAGCGAAAAAGTGAAGGTCGACGAAACCCGCTTTAAGGCGATCGTCAGCTTACTGGAAGTCCTGCTTCCTCAGGTCAACACGGATGATGAAAACCGCGCTCTGCTTATCGAGTGGGCTCAGACCAACGCGAACGCTAACGAAAACTTGTTCCCACAACGGCTCGATCTCGATATCGAGTCGCTAAAGGCTAATCGGCCTCAACAGCCGCAGGTGGATGAGCCCGGCGGCGGGATGATGCTATGAACACTTTCACCCGAACAGTGAGAGATGCGGTGAAGTTCTTTCTCCGCAACGGCTACTCATCCCGTGAAGAGCTGGAGCGTTGGCAGGCGATTATTCGCCAAGCCGCCGAAAGCGAAACATCTGATGACTACATGGCGATGGTTACCCGCAACCTGACGAAAGCATACGACCTGCAGGTGGGGCGTGCTGGCGCGCTGAAGCGTCATCAGGGCATATCCCGTTTTACGCTCAACTACCTGGAGCCGAAACTGAGGACTGAGCTCGACAGGCGGATACTCGCCAGCGCTGACTTAATCCAGCTCAACCGCCAAAAAGCCATCGACACTACGCTGTCGCGGTTTAGCGGCTGGGCCAGCAGTATCCCCTCTGCAGACAGCATTGCGCTGACCGGCATTCAGGGAACGATGCGGGAAACTGCTGACCACATTCAGAAGGCCGCCGAGAAGGTGGACTATGAAGCGCGCCGGGTGATGATCGACCAGAACCATAAGCTGATCGCCAATATCGACAACATCATCGCGACGAGCAATAACGCGATTGCTGCCGAGTGGCATAGTCACTGGCGCCAGGCAGGATACGACTACCGGGAAGACCACAAAGAACGTGACAAGCTGGTTTATCTCATCCGCGGTAACTGGGCGCAGAAAAATGGTTATGTCAAGGCTGGGACCGCCGGCTATCTCGACGAAATCACGCAGCCTGGTGAAGAGGTTTTCTGCCGGTGCTACGTCACCTATCTGTACAACCTCCGCAGCATTCCTGAGGACATGCTGACCCAGAAGGGCCGCAAGTTCCTGGAGTCCATGAAAGCAGCATAGGAGCATTAAAACGTGGCTATTTTTGGCAGCGGGATCATGTTCCGTCAGGGGAAGTTCGTCTTCCTGATCCAACGCTCGGATGATGGCACATGGTGCCAGCCGGGCGGGACGATAGAGCCGGGAGAGTTAGCCATAGACGCCGCAAGGCGCGAGGTGCTTGAAGAGGTAGGTTATCAGTACGATGGCCTGTTGACGCCGCACAGCGTATATGGTGACTACCTGACCTACCGCGCCGACGTGCCGGAGCAGTTCGAAGCGAAGTTAAACGACGAATCGCTGGCCGCCGGATGGTTCCATATTGACGATCTGCCAAAGCCGCTTCATCAGCCATTCGCTGAAATGCTGGCGCAGCAGGCGCTCAACGAAACCGACGTGGCCGCGCTCATCGCTGACGGAACGCTCAGCAGCCCGCAATATTTTTACAACATGTGGATGTTCGCCATTCGGGTGACCGGAACAGGGGTTACATGGCGATCTGCAAATCAAGAAATGACCTTCCGTAACCCGGAAGACTATCTCACTCCTGAATTTCTCCAGCGGGTGGCCGGCGTACCACTAATCTGGCTTCACCCCGAAAAAAGAACGCTTGATAGCGACGAGTTCTCAAAACGCGTTATCGGCACCCTGACGAATGCCTGGGTAGCTGATAAGGGCGAGGTTTGGGCCGTTGCGCGCGTGTACGACGCCGAAGCTGCTGAAATTATGGCAACAAGGCAATTAAGCACCTCGCCAACTGTGAAGTTCTCAGAGGTTGCTACATCAATCATTGTCGACGGTCAGCCTCTACTGGTGGAGCCATCCCCCGAGCTGCTCGACCACGTTGCAATTTGTGAACAGGGCGTATGGGACAAGCTCCTTAACCCTACCGGTGTTAAATCTGATTCCATTCCCAAAGAGGCTGAAAAGATGGACGAGGAAAAAATCGTAGCGCTGATTAATAAAGCGATCGATGCGCGTTTGGCTAAGGCTGATTCAGAAGCAGCAGATCTGAAAGCCAAGGCTGACGCCGAAGAGGCCGCCAAGAAAGAAAAGGCGGACGCGGAAGACAAAGAAGCGGAAGAGGCGAAAGCTAAAGCCGACGCGGAAGAGAAAGCCGCGAAGGAAAAAGCTGACGCCGAAGCCAAAGAAAAGGCAGATGCCGAAGCGGCTGAGAAAATGGCAAAAGAAAAAGCCGACTCTCAACTGCGTCAGGAAATTGCAGAGCTGCGTTCCCGCATTCCTACCGAACTGAGCGACGAAGAGCGCAACGAAGTTGCTGAAGCGCAGGTGAAAGCTGATAGCGTCTTCTCCAGCTTTGGTAAGCGCGCCCCGATCCCGCTGTCCGGTGAAAAACCGATGGCGTATCGCCGCCGGCTGATGATTCAGCTGCAGGAGCATTCTCCGGACTACAAAGCCGTCGATCTCTCCGCTATCGCTGATTCTCAACTACTGAGCACTGCCGAAAAACACATCTACGCTGACGCGCAGAAAGCTGCCAGTTTGTCAGTTGGTCCGGGCATGCTGCGCGAAATTAAGCGCGCCGATGCTACCGGCCGCCAGATCAGCACTTTCGAAGGCGATCCTGAGGCTGCATGGGCGCCATTCAAGTCTGGCAAGCGCCAGGTCACCAGTTTCAACAACCAGGCTTAACGGGAGCTCTCAAGCATGGCTAATTTATCTCTTAACCCGATGGCGACCACGAATGCCGCTGGTTCCTTCGGTGTGCAGTCTGATGGCTTCATTCAGGGTGTTGCCCTGGACGATCCGGCAAACCGCTTTAACCTGGCGTCCGGCACTGTCGCCGCCACCGAAACCAAGCCATTGTGGGGCGGCCTGCCGGTTGCTGAACTCCTGCCTGGCGTGAAATCCAGTCCTCGCGGTTCGACCATTCGTCGTGCTGTGTCACTTGCTGAGCTGGAAGGCTTTACCGTCTTCAATCAGGCTCACAACGGTTTGACTACCCCGCAGTCTCCGGTGCCGCTGTATGCGTCCGGTATGAGCGTTTCATTCTATCGTCTCGGTTCTAACATGCGCGTGCCGCTGAAAGCATCTGAGCAGGTTGTGGCGCTAGGCACCACTGGCGCCTCAGTGAAAACGCCGCTGGCGTGGGACTTTGTCAATGATCAGGTGACCACCGCAGCCGCGGCGGCTTTTGCCGGTTCTGACATTGCCACGACCGCCGTGACCTACTCGAACGGTGTGGCCACAGCCACCACCGACTCTGCGCATGGTCTGACTGCTGGCCAGTACGTGAAGATCAGCGGCGTAGCCCCGGCGGCCTATAACGGCACCGTAGTTGTGCTGACCGTGGGTAGTGCGACAACCTTCACCTATGCGCCAGCAAGCGCGCCTGGCGGCTCAGCGACCACGCAGGGCAATATCGGAGCTGTGGCTCAGGCAGATATCACCCTGCCGGTGAAAGTCATCTCCATTGAGGCTGGAAACTCTAAAACTGTCAGCTATGACAGCACTACGGGCTTCCTTACCTGGAACAACACCGACAGCTGCGCGCTGGTCTTACTTTAATCGGGAGCTTTAAATGGCTGCAATTACCCCCAGCTACACCATCGTCAACCCGTCGTTTATTGCGCCGGAGTTGATCATTGGTTACCAGCAGGCGTCCGGTGCGTTTGAAACCATCGCCAGCGGTAACCCGCAGGTCCGCCTTGGCGTAGGCGACCAGTACGTTTATATGCGCCGCCTGGATATCCGTACCCAGGTGACCTCCAGTCAGTCCGGCAACGCCAACCAACTGCCGAGCGTGGCGCTCGAAGCGCGCATGATTTCCACTCCTACCTATCTGTTCCGCTGCCGTGGTATCTACGATCACCACGACACCGCTGCGGCCGGTAACTGGAACATCGCGCTGCCCGAAGCCCAGCGCCTCGGCATGCGTCAGGGTATCTTTCAGCAGTTGCGCTCTGCGCTTCTGTACGGGATGAACCCGGCAGGCGGCGAAGGCCTGCTGAACACCGCAGGCGCGACCACCGAAACCCTGCCGCCGGACAGCAACAGCAATACCACCGTGCTGACCTATGACCACGGCCAGATGGCGGTCTATCTGCTGGGCCATGTGCAGGCCGCACTCACCCGCACCATGCAGTTAGGCCGTCAACAGCGCGTCGTGATCTTGGGGCCGCAGCGTGTGCTGGGCGCAATGGAGATTCAGCAGATTGTTCAGCTGACCTCTTATCAGCGCCCTGGCGGCGGTACCGATACCGTCGGCGGAACTGTGAAAGAGGTGCTGCGCGGCGCGAATGCCCAGGTTGACTGGGTATACGACGACACGCTGATCGGCGCAGGCGCCGGCGGCACTGACGCGGTAGTTATCACCATCCCGGAAGTGGAAGTGCCGATGGTCAACGCCACCGTGAACACCAACGAATTTGCCAAGCTGAGCCCGTCTCTTTCGGCGAACGCTCTGATGTTCACTGATATGCCAGCGCCGATGGAAATCCCGACGCCAATCCCCGGGGGCGCTATCGACGTACTGTCAGAAATGCGCTCTACGGCTGGCTGGGCCGTCCGTCCGGAAGCTATCACCATCCTGTCGATGGCATATAGCGCCTAAAACGCGAAATTGAGAAGTGCTTAAGCCTCTGCATGGTGCGCCGTGCAGGGGCTTTTTTACGAGGGTAAACAATGAAACTGTACATCGCCAACACTACCAAGCAGCGCCACATTTTCACTTTCCGCCAGCTGGAAACCGGGCGCCTGCGCCAGATCCCTATTGAGCACGGTTCGCAGATGATAGTCCTGGATGGCTCGACCGAAGAAGTCGAAGCGGTTATTCAGCATCATCAGGTTTACGGCCTGATCGACTCAACAAAAATCGACCAGAGTCAGGCATTTGTCGGCCTGTGCTACAGCGTCAATAAACCCGTTTCCGCCAGCGTTATTGAGAAAACCATTCGTGATAACGATGGCCATCTGACCCGCGGAGCTCATAACCGCCGGCAGGCATCCGTCGCAGCGCTGGATAACAAACTTCTTGAAAGCGGGATCGGCTACGAGGGTGATATGGAATTTAGCGCAGAGCAGGCCAAAGGGCGCGATGACCATTCTGACGATCCGACCATCAACGAAAAAATTGTCACGCCGAGAGCCGGGAGCAAGAAAAAATGACCACCAGTCTGTCGGGATTCATCGAATTCGTTCGATCTGATATGGGCATTACCCCCGACCAGGTTCCCGACGACTTGCCGTCTTTTTCACTCGCCTATGGCGGCGCCGTTGAATGGGTTAACCCTGACATCGCATGCGTTATGCCGAACATGTACAGCATCGCGGTTTATAACCTTGGGGCGTCGTTTCTCATCAATTACGGGACAGAGGCGGTGTTTGCCAATTTCCGTGGCCAGTATGGACTGAACGACTTCAAAGCCGGGGTTATTACGGGAGCCGGGGATAACTCTACCAGCGCACAGCGACTGGTCCCTGATTTCTTCAAAGACCTGTCGCTGGCAGATCTGCAGATGCTCCAGGACCCGTGGGGGCGCCGATACCTGATGATCGCTCAGCAGTTCGGGAGTCTGTGGGGCCTGTCATGATCACCTTTCATCTGGGTGTTATCGACATTCCCTATGAGGACGAGGACGCCACGACGGGGAGCGTAGCGGAGGAGCTGGAAGCAAGGTATCAGATTATGCAGACGTTCTTTGACCGCTATGGTAACGACATCGCCGATCTGATGAGTAAAGACCTCGCCGCATCGCTTGAAAACATGTTCTCTGGCGCGCCTCCAGTAAAAGACCCACTCGCTGAGTCAATGTCCAAAGTTCACGATCTCTTTGTCGGCTTCCTCGATAACACCGAGATGAACGGCCTCCCTGGTGTTCCAACGCGCCGCGCGCTTGAGGGTATATCGAAGCGCTTTAAAGGCAAGAAGGGGCCGCCTCGCCCTTCGTTCATTGACACAGGAACCTATCAGGCAGCGATGCGTGCCTGGGTAAGCGGGGTGCTGAATGCCTTCCCTGAGTGAGTTACAGAACGCCAAAACGGAACTTAACGCCACTCTGACGCAGGGCCTGGACGACCTGAGTCGATTCCAGGTGGTGATGTTCACTAAGTACATCAGAAAGGTGCTGCCGCTCGATGGCTTCGTTTTCTGGGTGAAAGCCTCGGTTTTGTCGGACGATCCGAGCAACGAGCCGGACACGGTGGCTGTGAAAGGCTATCTGCACTTGACGACCGAAACCATTCAGGACGATGAGCAGCTTTATGACCGTAATGTGGTGACGTTCACCGCGCAGGCGGACATCGACCCGTTCAATGATATCGGGTCAGAGGTACTGTATATCGGCGAGTTTTTCGGTGTTCAGTTCTCGTTCTCCCGGCGTACCGGGCTCAATGAGCCGGCGAACCTGTACCACTACACTGGCGAGGCCATTTTCCCGCACATGCGGTCGCAGATCATCAACTCTGCGGATGACATAGACCTCTCTGACGTGGTGGTGTCGAGCTCTCTGCCGATCTGGCTGACCCTGAATCAGTACATGCCGATGTTCCCGGCGATGCTCTCAACGCAGAACCTGTCGCCGCCCTATGCGACGGTGAAATGCAGTAACACATCACCGATCGCCGGCGCGTTCTATCTCGACGAAAAGCAAAACCAGTATCAGCTGGTATCGGAAGATGTGACGCTTTCTGTAACTGGCCTGCGTAACGCCAGCATTGAAGACTTTGTGAGGTATGTGCAGGACTACACGACCGGCGATGCACCTGAGATGGGGATCATGAATATTCCCGTCGTGCAGGATGAGAGAGTCACTCAAAACGAGCTGAACATCATCGCCATGCGCAAGACCATAAAATTCAAAATCAACTACTACCAGCAACGGATGCGTAACTTAGCGCGCCAGCTGATCACGTCTGCAATTCCGTCCATTGACCCGGAGAAATAAGTAAATGGCAATTGTTAATATTAACGTGTCGGTGACGAATCCGCCGAAGCCCTCGCAGTTGTTAAAGTCCGGGGCAATGATTTCTATGGGTGGCACGACGCTGAATGCCGGTGAATATCAGCTGCTGACCAGTGAAACCGATCTGGCCGACATCCTCGCGCCGGCGAAAACAATTTCATCGCTCGCCTGGGCGACTGGCGTGGTAACCGTCACGCTGGCTGCCGCTCACGGGTGGGCTAACGGGGTGCAGGTCCCGGTTATCATCTCCGGCGCGACGCCTGCAGGCTACAATGGCGCCTATACCGCCACGGTAACAGGGGCCAATACCTTCACCTATTCGCTGACGAGCAACCCCGGCACTGCAACAGCAATGGGAACGGTAAAAACGGTTGTTCAGAACGAAATCGCCCAGATGAATACCTCGTTCTGGGCCCAGGGGAAGACGCGGGCAGTTTATGTGCTGGAGCTGGGCGATGTGTCCATGACCGCCGCTGTCGAAGCGCTGACAACCTTCATTGCTGAAGACGTCGCCTTGGGCAACACCTACCAGAAGTTCTTTTCCTATCTGGTGCCGCGCGAATGGGATTCAGTTGCTGAATTTAAAACCCTGACTGGTCTCTATACCTCGCCGGGAAGTCTGGTTTACTTCTTTGTCACCACAACGATCGCCACTTATCAGGCATGGGTGGCTACGAAATACAAAACTGTGTTTGCTGATGTCGAGGCTCCAGATATTCCCGCTAGCGAGTTTTCTATGGCTGGGCCGTTCCAGTCTTCCCTGGCAAATGACCCGGGGTCGAGCAACATGGTGCCGCCGATGTCGTACCGCTTCATGTATGGTCTGACGGCTTACCCCCTGGAAGGCAACAGCGCACTGCTGAAATCGCTGCAGGACAACAACATCAACTACATCGGCACCGGTGCTGAAGGCGGACTCAGCAACAAAGTACTGTTCACCGGCCGTATGCTAGACGGAAACCCTTTCAACTACTGGTATTCAGTGGCGTGGACTGCGATCAACCTTGAGCTCGATCTGGCGAATGAAATTATCAACGGCTCCAACACGACCGTTAACCCGCTGTACTACGAGCAGAAGGGCATTGATCGCCTGCAGCGTCGCGCGCTGAAAACCTTGCGTAACGGCATCAGCTACGGGCTGATCCTCGGTCGCGTCATTGACACGCAGCTGACGCAGGAAGATTTCAACACCGAGTATGACAAAGGCACTTACGCCGGCAACGCGGTAATCAACGCCGTTCCGTTCAGCAACTATAACAGCCTGAATCCTTCCGACTACCAGGACGGGAAATATAACGGTCTGAGCGCCGTCATGACGCCGCGCCGCGGCTTCGAATCCATCACGTTTAACGTGAACGTAACGAACTTTGTAGGGGCGTAAAAAATGGCGAACCCATTAGTACAGCAGGGCTTTCTTAACCGCGTACGCGGAGCTCTTTCTGTCACGGATACACCGGCGCTGAACGTGTCGGCGTCGTACCTGGCGAAGGATGGCATTAGCCTGCGCCCGGATGGTCCGGCGACCGATATCATCCCCACGATGACAGGCACCGTCGGCAGCCAGGCGCCGTATCAGCAGGTAACGCTGACCGTGCATCTCCTGAAAACCCAGGGGCTGGGAGAAAGCTACCGGCAGCGATTTTTAACCGACACGTCGCTGGGTGAGCTTGTGGTGACGCCGGATGCAACGACGTTCGGCAATATCACGCTGCTCAACTGCTACCTGGTCAACTTCAACGAGCTGGCTTTCAGCGGGATGGACCCGTCTTTTGTGGTAACCATCAGCGGCTATATGGTCACCAACGACAACATGTGGGTGTAATGCATGAAAATCGACAAGAAACTGAATCTGGTCACCAATATTGCCCGCGATGACGGCTCGATCGTTTACCTGCATGTGACCCCGTTCCCCTACGAAGTGGTGGAAGAGCACTGCATTCTGCTGGGGAACCTGTTCACCAAATTCATCTCGCAGGTTGGTGGTCTTGGTGCCGCCAGAGTCGCCGCAATGATGCTGCGGCAGAGCCTGAAAGCGGAAATCGATAACGGTCGGACGGGGCCAAACATCGTTGATGAAATTCAGCGACTGACGGTCGTTATCCATAACGTCGACGGCCAGTGGAAGACCGCCCCGCTTGAAGTGGCATTTAAACAGGGGATAGTCGACCCTGACGAATACCGAGAGGTTGAGGGCGAAGTGGTTTTTTTTATGGTTTCCTCTGCTATTCAGAAGGCGAACCTGATCGCTCCAACCGTGGGAACGGTGATCAAAATGTACGATGGGCAACTAACCTCATCGAGCGTTACGGCGTTTCGCGATTCGTTGCAGACGTCGAAGCCGGATATCGATACCCAGACCCAGAATGCCCCGCCGGAAACGTCATATGTACCCTCTTAGACTGGGCGTCGAATGAGGGATTCTGGAAAGTGATCCGGGAAATTACTGGCGAAGAGTACGCCAGCCCGGCTCAGTATCGCCAGCGTTTCATTCTGTCAGCGCTCAAAGAAAGAGGTTTTTTCAATGGTAGCTAAGTCAATCGTCGACATTGACGTAAATGACGACAAATTTGTCGCGTTTATGGAAAGGTTCCGCGAGTACCAGAGCGCGCTGGATGATTTACCGGAAGCCTGGCGGGTAGCCGCTGTAGGTATTAGCGAAAGCAGCAAGCAGACCGAAAAGGCCAAAGGAGAGGCGAAGGGATTAGGCGCTGAGTTTAATGCTGTTTCCGAAGCCATCCTGACCATCAACAGCGGTCTTGATAGGCTGAATACCAACCTGGAAGACTCAAAGAAAAAGCAGGACGAATTCAACAAAAGCACCCGATCCGCAAAAGGCCTCCTCAGCGATGCGACGAAAGACGCAAAATCGCTGGCTGGCCATATCAAGGAAGCTACGGCCAGTCTTCTGTCGTGGGGCGGTATTGTCGGCCTGTTTACCGGCGTCCTCGGCGTTGGTGGTCTGTTTGGTATCAACCGCCTGGCGGCCACAACCGGCGCCCAGCGGTTTACCTCTCTGGGTCTCGGAACGAGCATCGGTGCGCTGGATTCCACCGCCATAAACTACCAGAAAGTGCTGGGCAATCCGGCTGGGACGCTGGGCGCTATCCGCGATAACCAGATGGACCTGTCGAAGCGCTGGACGTTTCAGGCGATGGGGATTAATAACCCAGACCTGGACCCGGCCAAACTGCTACCGCAGATGATCCGCAGCGCGCGCGACATCTTCGTGCAGAACGGCAGCACACTGCAGGGAGCACAGGCGCACGGCCTGACCAACTTCTTCACACTGGATGACCTGAACCGCTTCAAAAACATGAGCGATGAGGAGATCACCGCCATGGAGAAGCGCGCGCAGCAGGATTCACGAATGCTGCAAATAAGCGACCAGCAGGCGCGACAGTGGCAGGATTTTAACGTTCAACTCGACTACAGCAGTCAGAGCATCAGAAACACGTTTGTGCGCGGCCTGGGTCCACTCACGCCGCAACTGAGCAAACTGTCTGATGCGTTGTCAGGCGCGATCGATACCGTCCTGAAATCACCTGAACTTGGGAAATGGATTGATGGGATGGCCAGCGGTGTGCAGAAGTTTGCGAACTATCTTGCCTCCCCTGAATTCTCGACAGACGTAAGCAACTTTATGTCAAAAGTTGAGAGAATGGGGGATTTAATTGGCAAGGTAATAGACTGGATAACCGGGAAAACCAGCATCACCACGGAGGGAATCTCATCTGGGTCAACGATGATAAATCCTGGCTCCCGTGTCGATCCGCAAACGGGGAAAACTTACACGCCAGGAACAGATGATGATCCGCATGTTTGGGGGTGGCTGAAAGGCGTAAAACGCTTCTTTGAAAATGGGGCAGTCAAACCTGTTGACCCGACGCCCGCCAATACCTCAGACAGAAACAGGACAATTGCTGACAGGTTTAATAATCCGGGAAATCTTCGCTGGGCTGAAGGATATGGGACTGAAAATACTCGCAGTGGGAAATTTGCAGTTTTCCCCACTCTTGATGAGGGAGTTCTCGCCGCGACGAAGCAACTTCAGATTTATGGATCGCAAGGGGTTAACACGGTTCGCGACATTGCAAAAAAATGGGCTCCATCAAGCGAGAATGACACCGAGTCCTATATCAGACATGTCGTAAAAACAACCGGGTATAACGAAAACCAGCGCCTGAATCTTAATGATCCGCAAATACTGGCAAAACTCATATCTGCAATGTCTCAGAAAGAGGGCGCTGGCAGTCGTGTGTCAGAAGGTGCTGTGATTCAGATTTATAACAATACAGGCGGGAATGCCGTTGTAACTTCAGCACAACTGGGGGCCAGGTAATGGGATTCACTCGTGAAATGTATAAGCTGGGATTTGAAATATCCCCAGTAATACTTTGCGGCGGGATAGCTCAGGCGATTCCTGGAGGTATGCTCCCAATAGTCGCCCTGACGCAAAGTACCAGTTTTGTTACGGGGCTACTTGGAGGGGCCATAAACCTTACCGACCTGGATAAATATTTCTGCCACTGGCGTCCTGCACCGGGCGCCACAATGGTTGATTACGAAATTGCCAGATACCCTTTCGCCAACCAGGTGGTTGCTGCGAACGCTTTGCTTGCTCAGCCTTTGCGCGTTTCGTTGGTAATGGAGGCTCCGGTCAATGAAAACACAGGGGCAATGACAAAACTCGTTACGATGAGTGCTTTGCAAGCTGTCCTTCAGGCGCATTCTAACTTAGGCGGCACGTTTATCGTCGCCACCCCGTCAGTTATCTATAGCAACTGCATTTTGCGAGTTGTGAGGGATATTACCTCCGGTAACGACCCCTTACCGCAGCGTTCATGGGTATGGGATTTCGAGCAGCCACTGATAACCGACAATGGCGCAGAGCAGGCTGTGAACAATTTTTTAAACAAGATTGGGGCCGGGGATATGGTAACCGATCCTTCCTGGACCAATACCGCGAATGCTCTTGGCAACACACCTCTCGGTAGCTCTGTTTCGGAAGCAATCACCGGGCTATTGGGTAAGTTGGGGGTAGGGCCATGACAACCCAGTATTATCCGTTTACCGGCAATGATCGTCAAAGCATGACATTTACACCGATCCTTGATGGCACCGTATATAACTGCCAGGTCAAATGGAACATTGCCGGACTGAGGTGGTATGTCCTAATAACAGATGGCTCTGGGAATACCATTCTTAATACCCCGCTCGTTGGCTCCGTGCTTAACGGTGGAATAAATATTATCTCCGGAGTGTTTAATTCGTCCTCCATGTACTGGCGCGAACAGAATGGACAGATTGAGGTAAACAGCTCATGAGATATTATGATATTGAGATAACCATCCCCGCTGAAGGTGCTTCTCCGGAAAGAACGATAAAATACAGTAGCCATAAGAACGGAGTTTACAACCCAGGCGCCCTGATGATTGAGTTTGATATCCTCAGGTACGGCGAATCGACTCCCCAGGGGGAAACTCACCTGACCATCTGGGGTATTGGCCCAAAAGAAATGCAGCAGGCCCGCCAGAATTTCTTTGGCAAAAAAATTAAAATATTCCTTGGGATGAAAGATGGGCTGCCATTGGCTGGAAAAGTTACCGCGCCAAAACTGGTATTGGATGGCGTGATAAATCAGGTCTTTGGTAACTGGCAGGGAATTGAGTTACGACTTGACTTCATAATCGTGGTCGGCCCTGTCCAGAACGTGCAAAATAACAAACCAGTACCCCTCCCTTTAACCTTTGACTGGAAGGAGGGGCAGAAGCTTTCTGTAGCCCTCACGCAGTGTTTTATGAACATCAGAGGGTATACGTTTAATATCAACATAAGCGACCGGCTAATCCTTAATCATTACCGGGGGCTGTTTTGTGATGACATTGTCACCCTGGCCAAGGACCTAAATGCTTTTTCACGTTCCAGAATTCGCGATGGTGGATACTCTGGAGTAGAGATCGCAATAGTGAATGGTAATGAGATCCGGGTATGGGATAACGATTACGATAACCACCCGGATAAGACTTCTGTTTCCAGCGCAGTAGCCAGAAGCAACAGCCCTACCCAAATAGATTTCAAGGATTTAATAGGGCAGCCAACATGGGTGGCATTTAACACAATCAGCATGGCGTGCGTAATGCGCGGTGATATTCAGGTTGGTGATCACATCCTGATGCCTAAAAAAAGCACTCCGCTGATACAGGCCTCTTCTTACTCTCAATATCGAGAAGACTCTGCCTTTACTGGCGACTTTATTGTGAACTCCGTTCGCCTGTTAGGAAATAGCAGGCAACCAACGGCAGAAGCATGGGTAACAATTGTTGAGGCTTCCCCTTTCATTAAGGCAGGTAATGCATGAGCATCGACAATAAGCTTAATTTTGCCTCAAGCATGAACAGGTTTACTGAAAGAAAGATTGAAAATGCGTTTCAAAAATCAGGGAAAGTTCTTCCGGCGAGTGTGGTTAAGCAAACAGGGAATATGATCACCGTTTCCTTTGAGCTAAGGGATATCCCATATGTTTTGCCGCAAGTGACTATCCCCTTATTTGGCCCTCAATATATTCGTTACCCTATGCAACCGGGAGACAAGGGGATTGTTATCCCCGCAGATACTTACATTGGCGGGGTTAGCGGCCAGGGGGGCGGCATTGCAGATATGACTCCGCCAGCAAACTTAAGCGCCCTTGTTTTCTTGCCGATCAGTAATACCGAGTGGCAGAGTGTCGACGGGCAGGTGGTTACTGTGTACGGGCCGGATGGTGTAACTCTGCGCGATAGCGAAAATAACACCACTTTTCTTCTAAAGCCTGACAGCATCGCTATTTCCACGCCTGACAGCTTTACGGTAACCGTTGGCAGCACTGTATTTTCTCTTACGGCAGGCCGCTGGAGCTTATCTGGTGATGCCGGACATCTTCAGGATTCAGTGGCCAGCACCAGCCCGGCAATTATGCTTAGAGGATGGCAGTCACTTTTAACCTGGCTAAACAGCCATGAACATTCAAACGGCAACGATGGAAATGATACCGGGGGGCCGACTTCAACCTTTAACGGGAGTATCACCGAGTGAGAACCTATGGCCGAAACTCTGATGGGAAGTGGGTCCTGGTGGAAACCGACGAAAACGGGTTTAACGACTCGGTGTATTTGACCACCCTGATCCAGAATCTGAAACTGGCGCCGCAGGAGTCGCCTTTTTACGCGAATAACGGCATCCCAGCCGCCGGGTCGGTGATCCAGCAAATCCTGCCGACGTATTACGTAAACCGCATTCAGAAACAGTTCAGTCAGTATTTTTCCTCACTACAGATTGCGCTGATCAGCGACGACCCGCCTGTTTATAACATCTCGGCAATCACAAACGCAGGTTCAAAAATAATCACACAGGTGGCCGTATGAGCGATTTACCAGTCAGCTATACGTCAGCAGGCCCGGTACCTCTGACGGCGGAAGAGCTACGAGCACAGCTAGTTTCCCAGGCTATTGCGCTATCTCCGGGACTGACAACAGAATTACCAGGCTCATTGATTGAGGATGTGGCCAGTACCGATGTCGGCGCGCTCATCGTTTGTGATCAGGCAAGGGTTGACCTGATTAACTCAGTGGGGCCGCTAAAGGCTAACCTCGCCATGCTGGAACTTCTCGCGCAGCAGGCCGGTATTCCCGCTCAGAAAAAGGCTGGCACGACAACGGTCCCGATTCAGTTTTCCGGCCCGGCGGGGTTTGTTATCCCGCAGGGGTTTATTGTTTCTGATGGGACCTATACCTATTCAGTTAGTGATGCGACGATTATCTCGTCATCTGGCGTGTCTTCCAGCGTGTCATGCGAAGGAACGGAGACCGGGACCTGGGCGGTGCCGGTGAATACGGTTAACCAGATCATTTCCAGCCTCCCGTCTGACGTCACCATCACCTGCACCAACCCGATCGCCGGCACTCCTGGTGCTGACCCGGAAACGAATTATCAGTTTCGTGATCGCGTATGGCAGGCGCAGATGGCCACAGTTCAGGGATATCCTGGATTTATCCGGCAATATCTCACCAGCCTTGATAACGTGCAGGCGCGCCTGGTTTCTGTCATTCAGGACGGGGATAAGTGGATAGTCATGTGTGCGGGCGGTGATATTTATGATATTGCTGGCGCACTCTATAAGTCAGCAGGGGATATCAGCCGGCTGAAAGGGTGTTCACTGAACGTCACGGGGATCACGAATGCAAACCCTGGTGTCGTCAGTACAGACCTGACTCATGGTTACACCGACGGACAGGTTATCAGGATCACTGGCGTAACCGGGATGACCGGCATTAATGACGTACCGCTGACTGTGACGGTATTGACACCCCACACGTTTTCCATCGGGATTGATACCACCTCCTCCGGGACATGGGGGGGCGGGGGTGAAGTGACGCCTAACGTCAGAAACAATACCGTGACGGTGAACGACTGGCCAGATAACTACGTGATCCCATTCGTGACGCCATTACTGCAGCGCGTCACAGTGACGTATCAGTGGGGGACCGAAAGTGTTAACTACCTGACTGATGCCACGGTCGCCTCTCTGGTTTCGGCGCCTACGATTCAGTATGTGAATGGCATATTCGCCGGGAAACCGCTGAACGTTAACAACCTGAAAGACGCATTTTTGCAGGCGATTAACTCCACAATCGATATGGGGCTGATCAGCACTTTAAACGTCGTAGTCACCATCAACGGTGTGATAACGCCGCCAGACGCCGGGACGAATATCATCAGCGGCGATAAGTTCAGTTATTTTTATATCGCGTCGGATGGCGTGATCGTAACAGGGGCGTAGCATGCTGGACGATATCATCCGGTCGTATATGTATACGCAATACAACGACGATGACAATCTGCGGGCGTTTTTTACTGCGTATAATTCGATGGCGCAGGGCATTTATGACTGGATGGTTAATGCCAACCTGCCGATTTTCATCGGTGAATACAACACCGGAGACCAGCTCCGATGGATTGCCCATGGCATTTATGGCGTGTTGCCGCCAGTAATTTCCAGCAGCGATCAGCATGAGATAGGGCCATACAACACCTTCGAGTTCAACCAACTGGCATTCAATGAATACCGGGTTGTTGATCAGTCAAACCAGGTGGTGGTCTCCGATGACCTCTTTAAGCGGATCATGACCTGGAATTTTTATAAAGGTGATGGCTTCTATTTCTCCATCCCATGGATAAAGCGGAGAATTCTGCGGTTCCTGCTGGGGGGCAATGGTACTGATATCCTCAATGACCAGCGCTGGAGTATCTCGATCCAGTTTGTGGATGGCGGCATCGTGATTTCCATCTATAAAGGGCGCCGACAGTTCACGCGGAGCGCCATCTACAACGCATCGGCCTATAACTCCAGAAAGTACAACCAGAAGGATACAGCCTTTGTGATTACCGAGGATTTCGAGTTCGCCATTTTCTTCAAACAGGCCATGGATAGTGGGTTGCTCCACATGCCATTTTATCAGAGCATAACAGTTGATATTATTGATTGATAAAAAAATCATGGAAGGATATTGTAACCATAACTGTTATATTTAGAGATGGTAAAATGAAACGCAAAATTTTGACTATTGTTTTATTGTTTATTGTATCGCCATTAGCTATTTCAGAAGATTTGGTTCCTGGTCTAACCCAGGAGCAGTCATCAGAGATGAAGGCTATAATAAACAAGATAAATCAGAAGGGGCTAAAGCCAACCGATTCAAACATATATAATATATGTTATGCCTCATCTCTTATCATGATTAATGCAGCTAAAGACGCGGCATCAGGAACGTATGATGGTGATAGAGGGATAGGTGAAATTCTTCTCATTCCTCATGATGAATATAGAGACATGGTTAAAGAATTGATTAAAAGTGACGCGGTATTTGGTATAAACGAAAATCCTGACAACTTTGACAGAAACTTTCAAATGAAATGCAGGGCAAGTCCTGACATCTACATTAAAAAATACAAGAAAATATTTAGGCGTGAATTGAATGAATCTGATAAAAATAATCAGTGGTAATATTTAATTAAATCTTCCAAATAATTAATCAAACAACCCGCTTCGGCGGGTTTTTTTATGCCTATATCCCGGAGGAGACATGGCACTGACCCTTTTGGCTACAAACAACGCAGAAAGCACGCTGGCTTCTGCTATCAGCGCAACCGACACGTCGCTGATCGTTAGCGCTGGAACTGGTGCCGAGTTCCCAAGCGTCGAGGAAGGTGTCAGCTATTTTAAGTTGACCATCATTGACGCAGCCACTGGTTCACAAGTTGAAATTGTGAACGTTACAGCAAAAACAGGCGATATCTTCACGATTGAGCGTGCGCAGGAAGGTACGCTGGCGCGAGCATGGGCAGCCAATGACTTCGCGGCAAACATGATGACCGCTGACACGCTGAATGTGATCGCTCAGTACACGCAGCAGGCTGGAGAGTCTGCGTCGCAGGCTGCCGAATATGCAGATAATGCTTCTGAATACGCGCAGAATAAGTTCACGTTCTATAAGACAGCAACTGATCCGGACGGCACAATTGCTGGTATGGCGGCTACTACTGACGGTCAGTCTTTCTGGGTGGCTCAGGGTCCCGACGCTCTGTCTGCTGCATGGCAGTACCAAAACAAAGCAGGTGTGCCAGTACTTCAGGCCAAACAGCCAGGAACGGCGGCGGTAACAGGGACTATTCGCGAGTTTCCTACTCTGGCGGCGGCACAGGCTGATGCAGATGCTGGAAATATTCCGACTGGGGCAACTGCGTATTACCGCAGCTCAGATGGTGGAGCGCTGGCTATTGAGGTCATCAATACTGCCGGGACACTGGAGCCAACTGGCAGGGTAATGCCGTCACAGGAGGCCATAAACGCAGTTTTCGATTTCATCAGTCGGTTTATTGTGAGCGGCGACGTCGGTAACAACTATTTCCCGTTTTTCACTGATGGAGCTGATAACGTTCCGGTCTGGTGGGATGATGGTTTTGCAGTATCACGACTTTCATTAGCTCTATACCAGATGATTTATGATGACGTTCATTCTAGGCTGGGTGATGCACTAAATTCTCAGGTAGATGATGTATCAAACGCTTTCTTTCCTCTGTTTATTGATGCCAATAATAACGTTCCGGTTTGGTGGGATAGTGGATTCGATGTATCCATTATTTCCGAAAGTTTTAAAACAAAAATATGGAACTATATTAACTCCATTATTTCCCCCGCCCTTAATAAAGCGGTCCCGCTTGTATCGGCGGGATTCGTTCCGGGCATGACGGATGGTAGTGATAACGTTCTGTTCTGGTTTCAGGATGGAAAGTTTGATGCTTACGGGGTCGGACCAAACATCAGCGCGTCACTTGCCAGCGCATACCAGCGCCGCATGTATACCGCCTATTACAACATGCCTTTGCATACCGACAGTCGCACGCTGTGGCGCTGGAAAGCCAAAAAGGCGCAACTCAAAGCCGGGATGGCTACGCAGCCTAATTTTCTTCTCACGGGTGACAGTTGGACGCAGAATAATGAACTTGCGACCGCAATCGCTGGCGTCCTGAGTGCTGAATATGGTGACGCTGGTTTAGGCTGGCGCACTGTGAACTATGGTGCGTCCCGCGATGGTTCAAATATCTTTCGCTCTGCCGGCTGGGATTTATATGACGCTTCGCCGACGAGTGGAGCTCCGCTTTATGGCTGCGGTATTGACGGCCAGTCCATCAACACCACGACGAACACGGCCTATTTCAACGTAACGAACGTGCGCTGTACTGATTGCCGTATTTACTATCAGGACCTGAATGGCACCTTTCAGTACGGCTACGACGTTGGCGGGGTGACACAGTGGACCACTGTTGTGTGTGGAAATACAGGCACGACGAAATCTGTGTTACTGACAGGTATGACGGATGAGGTCAGGACGATTTATACCAAGACTGACGGGAATACCGGGCGCGTGGCCATACATGGATTTTACTTCTGGCGCTCTGGCGTTGCAGGATGCGTGATGAGTAAGGCAGGTAATGCCGGGATTCTCGCCGATCAGTTTTTGCTGTTCTCCGACAAAATCTCGGAATACCTCAGCACCATTCAGCCTGACGTGATCGCTATAGTCATTGGTAACAACGACTACCGCATTTCAACCGGAACCCAGACATTTCGCACTGCACTGCAAACCTATATGGCCGCATGTCGCGCTGTACTGCCTGACGTGGGTTTCATCCTCATGGCTCCCCCGAGAACCAACGGCACCGCGGTAACACCGCTCGTTGCTTTCCGTGACGTAATGTACGACCTATCTCAGACGCTGAACTGTGAGTTTTTCAGTATTTATGACCTGTTCGACACCTGGACGGAAATGAACGGGCTTGGCTGCTTCATTGATAACCTGCACCCGAGCACCGTTGGCGGAAACATGATCGCTTCATCCCTTAATAACGCGCTGATTAAAGGCTAAAAAATATGAGCACAATTTATATTCCAAAACTGGGCGACATTGTTATTCCAGGAAGCCACCCCAAAAAGGGGCATTTTATGCTGCCCGATTTGCCTGTCACTACCGGACTGAAAGGTATGCATGTCCAGGGCGGCAATGCCGCGCTGAGCATCAGGAATCTGGCTGACAGCTCCACTCCGCTGACCATGGTAGGCACACCGACAATTTCCCCGACCTTTGGCGCTGTGTGTAATTTCAGTAACTGTTTCGATACAGGCAGGGTGTCTACCAGGAACCAGACCCATATCGTGATCTGTAAGCCGGTAAAACCGACGGCGGCCACCGAAACGCAGCAAGCGTTCATGATGGGTAACTACAATTACTCGGGATCACCGATTGTATACCGCGGTGATGGCCTTGCATTTATGTATACGGCCACTGCACCAAATACCATCTATGGCGCATTTGTTGAAGATAACAACGCCACGCCGACCAATATGATTAATAACTTCACGACCAATTATGATGTGACGAAATGGGCGGCCTTTGTATCACTGATTGACGGCGATAATAACATTGCCCGAATCGGCGGTCGGCAAGGGGGTGCTCTTGCATGGCAGGGGTCAAGAGCGCTGACTAACAGGACGGCTTACACGGGGAGAACTATCAGGATTGGTTCGCATCATGCCAGTGCGGCATATCCAGCCGGTGCGGATATCACCATGGGTATGGAACTGATTTTTGAAGCTGCCCTGTCACAGGCTGAGGTGGCATCTGTTATCGACAGTATCAGCACATACCTTAATGCAGCATGGGGCATTACAGATTTAGGATAAACCAGTAATAGTAATCACTTACGGCTATCGTGAAAATTGATAGCCGAACACTCACTTGATCAGATTCCAAATTAAAACTACTGTATGTAAAAACAGTATTATTGAGAGGTTCAGATCATGCCACGCACAGCAGACGTTGAGGCCGCCTGGTTTCGGTCAATTGTTATTGAGCCAAACGGGCGGCGCACAGTCACGACGTTCCGGGACGTGTCTACTGAGGAAGGCGATAACCGCACTTTCCAGTTGTTTAATCCGAACGGAGGGCTGTGATATGGGCTTTCCTTCTCCAGCAACTGACTATGTCGAACGCCGGATCAGTATAACCAGTCTGTGCAACCTTGGTGCCAATACGCTCGCAATCGAAACCAGCGAGGGCTATGCGGTCATTGACGTGTCTCGCAGGCCTCAGCAGGGCGACACAGTGCTGATTAGCTATGACGGCCGCACTGAGTTCGCAAAACTGATGGGAATGGCGTTAATCACGACTGACGGGGAGGCGATCGAGGGAGAGGCACTTGATGACGTTGAAGTTGGCGGCGTGGTTACGCATACGATCATTGATCTGCAAAGAGATGACGCCCCAGTTATCTAAATACTATCTCATATTTATTAGCCGCTTAAATTCGGCTGTTTTTTGGAGGATATATGGCTCTGAGTCTTTTAGCCAATAATAATGCGAAAAGTGTACTTTCTTCAGGAATAAGCGCCTCCGCCACCGTTATTACAGTTGGTAGCGGAGCGGGTTCTTTATTTCCTGTGCCGGTACCGGGTCAAAGCTATTTCAAATTAACAATAACTGATGCAGCGACGAAAACAATATCAGAAATTGTTCATGTTACCTCTGTAAGTGGTGATGTAATGACTGTTATTCGCGGACAAGAAGGGACACCTGCGAGAGTATGGTCAACGAATGATATTGTTGCAAACATGATGACGGCAGGCTCCTTTTTATCGTGCTTGCAAATATCTAATAACTTGTCAGAAATATCGGATGCCGGAAGCGAATCAGTAAAAGCGGCATTGTTAAATCTTGGCTCATCTGATGGGACAATAAATGGGCGTTTGATTGACATTAAAATATTTAATGATAATGGGGTGTATGTAAAATCAGAGGGAACAAGAAAGGTAATTGTTGAGATAGTAGGGGCCGGTGGAGGTTCTAATTCCATCTCTGCTGATAGTGCATCTACTGGGGGGTCTCAACCTGGTTACAATGGCCAGTATAATAAATCAATATTTAATTCTACAGATGTTCCCGGTTCTGTGAATGTAACAATAGGGAATGGCGGCTCTCCAGGGAATGCTGGCGGACAATCTTCATTCGGTAGTCTTGTTACCGTTGCCGGGGGCTTCTCAGGGGCTACTGGAATTTCGTCTGCTGGATCGTTCATCTCCGGGAGCGCTTATCGTTACACGGGACTTGTAAACACATCGGCAGGGACTGTGCTTGCATCAAGTAACGGAGACGCCCAGTCACCACAGGTGATGCAGGTCACTGCAGGTACAGCTACCGGATTTATTGCTTATCCATCACAATTCCCGGGTGGGACGTTCGGACGCGGTGCTGATGGTCGTTATGCAGGAGCTGGAATGAATGTTGCCGGTCTTTCTGGGAATAAAGGGTGCTGCATTGTTTATGAGCTTGCCTGA